ACCCTAATGTCAGGATTAAGGTTGTGTCTAAGACTCAGACGATGGCTAAAGAGTTTTTGTATGCTGTTAAGCAAAGATTGACTTCTCCGTTTTATATTGACCTTCAACGTAGGTTTGCTCCGGCTGATGGGTTTAAGGCTACTGCTGATAAGTGGACTCAGGATGCGATTTATATTGAACGCGAGTCCGGCGAGAAAGACCCAACGTTACAGGCTTTAGGTATTGGTGGGCAGATTTATGGTGCCCGTGCCGATTTGATTATTCTTGATGACTGTGTTACTCTTGCAAATGCTGGCGAGTTTGAGAAACAGATTCGTTGGATACAGCAAGAAGTTTTAACTCGTATTGGTCCTACTGGTAAGTTGTTGATTGTTGGTACCAGGGTTGACCCTATTGATATGTATCGTGAGCTTCGTACTAATGATAGGTATCCTGAGGGTAAGAGTCCTTGGACGTATTTGGCGATGCCTGCGGTTTTGGAGTTTGATGAGAAGCCTGAGAATTGGGTTACTTTGTGGCCTCGTAGTGATAAGCCTTGGCCTGGTGACCCTGTTGACCCTGATGAGGACGGTTTCTTCCCTAGATGGGATGGAATTAGATTAAAGCAGCGCCGCTCGGTTTTGGATTCTAAAACTTGGGCTATGGTTTATCAGCAGCAAGATGTTGAGGCTGAGGCTGTATTTGCACCAGAGTTGGTGCGTGCTGCTGCTAATGGTATGAGAGGTTGTGGTCCTTTAGTTGCTGGAGCCCCTGGTTATCCTGCTGACACTACCGGTTTTTATACTGTGTGTGCTATGGACCCTGCTATGTCTGGTGATACTTTTACGGTCGCAATTTCTGGCGATAAATCTTCTAAGAAGCGTTTTCTTCTTGATGCTTCCCGTATGCCTGCTCCTACTCCTCAAAGAATCCGTGAAATTATTTTTCAATGGACTGAAAGATATAAGCCTGCAGTATGGGTTATTGAAAAAAATGCTTTCCAACTTTTTCTAACTCAAGATGAGGAAATTAATGCGTTTCTCCAATCACGGGGTATCAGGCTGGTTCAACATTACACGGGTAGTAACAAGATGGACCTTGAATATGGTGTGGCTTCTCTTGCACCTCTTTTTGGCAGTTTTGGTCCTGATGGTAAACCAGCTAAAAATAATCTTATTGAATTTCCGCGAGCAGAGTCGGAAGGCGTTAAAGCGCTTATTGAACAATTAATTACTTGGTCTCCTGGTACTAAAAATAAACAGGATGGTCCTATGGCTTTGTGGTTTGCTGAAACACAAATGCGTGATTATATAAATCAGCAGGGTACTTATGGTAAAACTTGGGTTCGTAATCCTTTTGCAACCCCGATTGATTTAGCCAAGCGACAAGTTGTTGACTTGGAAGAATATGCAAGAAAACAACGAGCAGCGAATGCAGGATGGTACTGATAATGGCAAAAATAAAAAAAGATGATATAAAATCTGGTCCTTATGGAAGTTCTAAAAAATCTTATGGTCTTGATAATAAAGTTGTGACAAGACGTAAAAATGCTGTAAGACAAGTTATTAAAAATTCTAAACCTACAGAATCAGTTACAAAAGGTTTATCTATTGGTAAATCTGAACAATTTAAAAATAGATTAAATCCAGATGCTATGAAATTAATTAATAAAGCATTAAAAGTTAATCCTAAATCAAAAACTGAAATATTAAACTTTCGTAATAATATAATGAAAAAAGGTAGATAGTGGCTCGCAAAATAGAAGATATTGCTAACGCGTATCAACAACTAAAACAACGCTACGCTACACGTGATGCACGTTGGTCTGATGTTTTAGAAGTACGCAAAGGTAATATCAATAACGTATTCCCAGGATTGTTCCCACCTGAATATCCTAAACCTATGGTTGCAAACTTTATTGATGTTGCAGCTAGAGACATTGCTGAAGTAATTGCACCACTTCCTGCAATTAACTGTTCTGCAACTAATGCTGTATCAGATAGAGCCAGAAGTCGTGCCGACAAGCGCACAATGATTGCCGCTGGCTACCGTGATACTTCACGTCTACAAGTTGAAATGTTTACAGGTGCAGATAGATATGTAACATTCGGTGCTTTACCTTTTATTGTTGAGGCTGATTATGAAAACAATATGCCACGTATTCGTGTGGATAATCCTTATAATTCTTATCCTGAGTTTGACAGATTTGGTCGTCTCCTTTCTTATACAAAACTTTATGTCAAGCCTGCTCAAGAGTTGGCTAACGATTTTCCTGAATACGAATCTGTAATATTTGGTAAGTTTGACCAACGTGGTTCTATGCGCCCTGTTCAACTTGTGCGCTATATGGACAAGAATGAAACAATTTTGTTTCTTCCAGAACGCGCAAACTTTATTTTACAACGTGCAAAAAATCCTTTAGGCAAACTTAATGTTGTGTTTGCTGTTCGTCCTGGTGTTGATTCTGATGAACAACAACGTGGACAATTTGATGATATTCTTTGGGTACAAGTCGCTCGTGCCCGTTTCGCTACTTTACAACTTGAGGCGGCACAGAAATCTGTTCAGGCACCTTTTGCTTTGCCTTCAGATGTCAACATCCTTGAAATGGGACCTGACGCAACAATACGTTCAGCAACTCCTGAAAAGATTCGCCGTATTGATTTAAATGTGCCCCCTGGATTATTTACAGAATCAGCCGCACTTGACCAAGAAATGCGTATGGGTGCACGTTACCCTGAAGGCCGTCAAGGTATGGCACAGGGAAGTATTGTTACTGGTCGTGGTGTTGAAGCTCTTATGGGTGGATTTGATACCCAAGTTAAAACTGCACAATCTGTTCTTGCTACTGCTCTCAAAGAAGTTTTTGAACTTTGCTTTGAGATGGATGAAAAACTTTTCGGCAATACCGAGAAGACGGTACGCGGCGTAGATGCTGGTGCACCGTATGAAATCACGTATACACCAAACAAAGATATTGATGGTGATTATACGGTTGATGTCACCTATGGACTGATGGCCGGTTTAAACCCTAACCAGGCTTTGGTATTTGGATTACAAGCGCGCGGAGACCAACTTATTTCTCGTGACTTTTTACGCCGTCAGATGCCTTGGGAAATCAACGTAACAATGGAAGAACAAAAAATTGAGATAGAAAAATTGCGTGATTCTCTTGTTGCTGCTGTTTCAGCGTATGCACAAGCAATACCAAGTCTTGCCACACAAGGTCAAGACCCTGGTGAAATATTGTCTCGTATCGCAACTGTTATTGATGGCAGACAAAAAGGTCAACCTATAGAGCAGGTAATCGCGGAAGCGTTTACCCCTCAAGCACTACCTTCTGCTGAGGCTGCAGCCCCTGGTCAGGAACAACCCGTCCCCGGTTCCGCAGCGATGGCTCCCTCTGGTGGTGCTTCAGGATTAAGTGCAGCAACAGGTGGTCCACGTGGTGTGGTACCTGGTCAAGTAGGACAAGGTGGTCGTCCACCAATACAGTATTTGCTGGCCGGTTTATCTGGTTCTGGCAAACCAACACTAGCTTCTAGTGTTACAAGAATGGTCCCTGCGGGCTAAGAAAAGGAAAAAAAATGAAGTCATTTAGTGGCGGCAAAAAGCCAGCAAACCAAGGTTCTGCTGGAAAAGCATACGAACAACCAGTTAAAAAATCTGGTGTTCCAAGCATTGCTAAACCAGGTAAATCCGAAATCAAATTCGGTAAACAACCTGGTGGTACTCGTGGTACTAAAGCACCAAAACACGCTGGAAAATAATTTAATTTAAAGTTAGGACATATTAATGGCAAGAGGTGGAATGCGACCAACTGCACCACAGAATGACCCTATGAAGGTTAATGGTCGTGGTGGTAATGGTCAAAGTGGTACACAGGCTGCCAAATATGTTTCAGGTCTCCCTTATGGAGAGGGGCAAGAATTGATGAATATTCAAGAATCTGCTCCTTTGGCTGCGGCTCCGAATATTGAACAAGCAAGTGCACCTAATATGGGTTTCGCTTCAGCCGCAGCCTCACAACCTATTATTGGTTTGAATGAAAAATCTTATAGACCAAATGAACCAGTTACTGCTGGTGCAGCCCTTGGTGCAGGTCCTGGTATGGAAGCACTTGGCCCAAGTATGGCTGAATCTTTTAATAAACAATTACAAGCAGATAATCAACGTCTTACACAATATTTGCCATCTTTAGAACAGATGGCTAATGACCCATCTGCATCAAATACTTTTAGAAACTTTATTCAATATTTAAAGAGTATTGCATAAATGAGTCAATTTTCAGAACGCTTTGATACAGCGTTACAAATTTTAGGTTTTCCGTTAGGTTCTGTTGCTTTTGATTTAGCACGCACACCTAATTTAAGTGATGACCAATTTAACGATTTACTAGAAACTTTAACTAAATCAGAAGGAGCATAACACTGTGGGTGCTTTAACTGATTATTTAACAAACAATCGTGTTGGCGCTGCAGTTGGAAATTTTTTAACTGAAAAAGCGTTACCTTTTGCAGTTGATGTTTTCACATCACCTATTGGTTCTGTTATTAAAACTGCTGATAAAGTTTTTGAAGAAGGCGTTCGTGAACCTTTATCTGGTAGTTTTTTACAAGAAACATATAAAACTAAAGGTAAACCTTTAACACGTAATCAAGCAAAACAAGCTGCTGAACGTATTAGTTATGGTGAATCTTTAGCTTATCAAGCAGGACAAAATCCTAAAGTTCAAATAGCAACTGTTGCAGCAAACTTGTTTACTAATAGATTTGGTAATGAACAAGCAAAAAAGAATCTTGATGCTGTTTATGATTTGTTACCTATGCTTAATCCTAATTATAATATTTTAGATGAAAAACAACGTCAAGAAGCACAACAAAGTCCTTTATATCAAGCTGTTACTGGTTTAACAGATATTGGTTTAGAAGTTGCTACAAGTTTTGGTTCTGGTGCTGCTTTTAAAGGTTTAAGAAAAGTTTCAGGTTTAACACGTCAACCTTTGGCTGCTAAAACTATTGAGTCTTTAGAATCTGAAGGTCTTGATGCTGCTACAGATATTCAATCACAATTAGATAACGGTATAGATTTTCTTGACATTAAACCTAAAAATGGTGTTGGTGTTCATATTCTTGATATTCTTGCTAAAGAAAATCCTGTAGACTTATTGTCTAATCCTGTTATTGCTCGTTCTCATAATCCTCGTCTTCTTTCACAACTTGGTGCTGCTACTCAATCTGTTGATGAAGCAAGAGATTTAGTTCTTGCTGAACTTGGTTCTGTTGCTGCCGCTAACCGTTTAGCTACTAAAGCACCTTCTGTTGCTGATGCTTTAAATCTTTCTAAAAAACCTGTTAATCTTCAATCTGCTCTTCCTTTTGAAGATATTGCTAATCCTTATGAACTCGTTGATGCTGCTGAAGCAACACAACTTGGTGGTGTTTTGGATGATATTATTAAACGTAATCCAACACTTAAAGGTGAATGGCAAGATTGGTATAGTAAAGTTTCTATTGGTGCAGGTAATGTTACTTGGGCACCTTCTAAATTTAGTTTTGTTGAGCAGTTAAATACTTTAAAAACTTCTATTAAAACTGAACGTCTTCTTGGTAGAGGTTCTAACCAGATTCAAGAAAATATTATTGGTGGCGGGGCATATAGACCTTTCCGTATTTTAACTCTTGCTACTACTCGTCTTCGTCCACGTGGATATATTGAACTTACTGGTTTACGTCCTATGGATAGTATTGAAGAAATTTCTGCTACTTTACAAATGTCACCTATTTTGCGTAAAGCAAAATATAAACAGTTTCGTGAAGATATGATTAATGAATGGCTTGCTGCTCCTGCTGATGAAGTTGCTCGTGCAGCAGTTATTAAAAATATTGAAAATAGAGCAGCTAAAGTTATTGCTAAAGATATTGCTGAAAAACTTGGTTTAAAGAATACTGATATTGATGTTGACCCTGCTATAGCACGTATTGTTGCTAAACGTGATGGTATTGTTGAAAAAATTCAAAACACAGATAATGGTATAGTTTCTAAACAGACTGATGGTGCTGAAGTAACTGCTGTTGATGAGAATATTAAGGCAACTCTTGCAGGTAAAATACCTATGCTTGATATGCGTGTTGTTGAAAATGTTCTTAGAGAACAAATTAAAGGTGGTTCTTTAATAGCGTTAAGGGCTAAACTTAATTTGATGAGTGTTAGTGCTGATGCTTTTGAACGTGCTTTTTCTGCTGCTGTTCTTATTCGTCCTGGTTATATTCCTAAGAACTCTATTTTTGAACCTTTTGTTCGTGTTCTTGGTCGTATTCAAGATGTTACTTTGCCACAGATTTATGGTAAAAATAATTTTGAAACAAGAATTATAGATGTTGACGATAAAGGAAATTTAATTGTTCCTTTAAATGCTACTAAAAATGAACTTACTAAACAAGCAAGACAATTTGATAATTTTGAAGATTTTAGTAAAGCAGTAAGTTTAGGTGGTTTAAGACCTAGAGTTTGGCATATTACTAAAGAACCTAATTTTACACCAGATGTTAATTTTAAACCAATGAATAGACTTGGTGGAACTTCAGAAGAACCTGTTTTATTTGCTGGAGACCCTTCTTTTTGGAAAGATTATGCATCTGGAAGAAAAGTAGTAGTTGAATATGATATAACAAATCTTCAACTTAATAAAGATTTTTATTTTGACCAATCAGGTAATCAAGGAATATATATATTACCAAGTGCTTATTCTAAATTAACAAAAGTTAAAGAACTTTCTGTAGATGAAGCAATTAAAAGGGCAAAAAAGCAACAAATAGAAATGCCTCAAAATAAAAATCAGGCTAAAGCAATTTGGAATAAAGCAAAATTAAATATTGCTGTTAGTGAACCAGTATATGTAACTAAACAACTTGATGTTACAGGTGCTGATGTCATCGGTGGTACAGCACTACGTCAAGAAATAGACCCAGCATTAACACTAGCAAACGTAACACAACCAGGTGTATTTGAAAGAGCACCAAAGAAAAGTTTTTCTACAACACCAGTTAACCCAACAACTTCAACAGTTAACAAAAAACTTATTAAAAAATATTGGGGCGAATACGCTAAACAAATACAAATTTTACGTAATGACCCTATTGTAAGTCGTATTATGTCAGGAATGTCTGACAACGAAATTATTACATATATGCTTCGTGATTTATCTGCACGTGGCAAATTTAGTGACTTTTATCGTGTAGCTGCTGGTGCTTCTGCAGGTAAAGTTTCTAAACAACTTGATTTAAGTGAAGCATCTGCTAGAGATATTCTTGCAAAATCTCGTGAACTTGTTGATAATCTTATTAAAGATAAGAATATTCAAAAACAAATAGTTGATTCTGATGAACTTATTAACGCTGCTAAAGCACAAGAAATTTTTAAAGGTAAAGAAGTACCAACTCTTGATATTGATACTGATGGTATTTTAGGTCTTGGTGTTGTTGAAGGTTATCAACGTGCTATTAATACAGGTTTTAGACTTATAGCAAAACCAGAATCATCATTATTTCGTAGTCCTTATGGTAGATACTATGGTAATGAAGCAGTTAAAATGATTGTGGAAAATGCTAGACGTAATGGTATTGAAATTACTACAGATATGTGGCAAAATCAAATACGTCCACTTGCACAAGAATATGCTTTAAGACAAGTTGAAGATACGTTTTATGCTATTAGACGTATGAACAATGTTCAATATTATTCACGTTTTCTTTTAGGTTTTCCTACAGCAATGTTTAACTCAATCAAATATTGGGTTAAAGCAGGGTTTGCTAACCCATATAATTTTGCTCTTCTTGAACAAATACGTACTTCTCCTTGGGCTGCAGGTATGGTTGTTGATGAAGAAGGTAATAAAATTACTCCTCAACAAGCTGATGAAGAAAATAAGACAGCATATCTTGTTTTACCTTTCTTCAATAAACCTGGAAGAGTTCAACCATTTTTACATAAAATGAATGTTAACCAGTTAAACTTTATGGTTAACGGTGCAAGCCCTAACTGGCTTGGTCAAGTTGTTTTAAATACTGCTGTTCAAAGATTCCCTAGTCTTGAAACCACTATTAAAGGTGCTGTTGGTGAAAAACTTTATAACCAACTTATTTTTGGTGGTGTTCCTCGTGGTGTATTACCTGCTGCTAAAGATACTGAAGGTAAAACTTCTATAGGTTTAGTAACATCAACTTTAAGTAATATTGGTGAACAGGTTTTTGTGGCTGGTTCTTTAAAAGCCGCTATTGACCTTGCTGGTTTAAGTTTAGAATATAAGTTTAATAAAGATGGTTTACAGTTTCGTAAAGATGCTTTTGCTTCAGCATTATGGTCTGTTCATACTGCTCGCCGTGTTGATTGGGAATTAAATAATCCTGATGGTGAAGAACCAAGTCTTGATGAATCTATAAAATTAACTTATGATGTTATGGCTTGGCGTTTAGTTAAAAAACTATTCTCACCATTTTCTGTGACAGAACAACCTGTGTCAATATTTTATCGTGATGAACTTGACCGTATGGAATTAAACTATGTTAATAATCCTCAACTATTAGCAGATAGACCAGGTATTCAACCTTATCAAGCTGCTTTACAGGATTATATTGTTATGTACGGTGAAGAGGCTGTACGTAATCTTATTAGTGGTACTAAATATAAGACAAGTGTTGCACCTGAACAAGAGGCTGCACGTAGGTTAAGTTCTTATGAATGGTTAAATCAATGGGTTGCTAAGAATCCTAAACAACGTATTGAGTCTGTTGGTATGATTCTTAATCCTGTTGTTCCTGGTGACTATTCACCTGCTGCTAGTGCATTTCTTAAAATTTCTGGTGTTGGTGGTATACCTATTTTTGAAGGTACTAAAACTTTTGCTGAACGTGAAGCTGATGCACAGGTTGAAGATGGTTGGCGTGAATATGACCGTATCACTAAACAACGTGATGCTTATCTTGCTGGTCGTCTAAGTAAATCTTTAACTGCTGGTTCTAATGCTGATATTCGTGCTTGGTATCGTGACCAGATTTATAATCAAGAAGATGGTTTGATTAAACGTAATGCTGCTTGGGCTGAAACATTTGGCAATATGAATGATACTTTTAATGAAAATATTAATCTTATTAATGTTGCTTTAGATAATCAACAATGGCTTTCAGATATTCAAAAGTCTGGTCCTGAACAATCTTTATGGGAAACTGTTAGATTGTGGCGTGATGGTCGTGATTCTATTTTTGCTGAATGGAATACTCTTCCTGTAAATAGTCCACGCCGTAAACAAATTCGTGCACAGTATGAGGCTTTTGTTTTTGATTTAGCGCAAAGTAATACTTATTTTGCTGATTTTGCTAATAGGTATCTTGTTGGTGACCCAATTATTGATATTAAAGAACTGCTTGGAGAATAATGGTAACGTTTAGAAGTAATACTGGTGTAACAGGTAGTACTGGTCCAGTTGGTTTAGTTAAAAAAACTAATCCACCTAAGACTGTTACTAGTTCTGTTCAAGGTCCTAATGTTCCAAAGTCTACTGGTTCTATAGGTAAATTACCTAGTGACTATGGTGTTGGTGATTCTGGTGTTTATGGTACAAAACTTGACCCTATGGCACCTGTTACAGTATTTGGTATTAAATTTGCTTCTGGTGCAGAAGCTGCTAACTATTTACTTAAATTAAGATATTCTGGTAATAGTGCTGAATATAATCGTGTTGCTGCTTTACTTAAAGCAGGTGGTGCTTCAGGTAAGTTGCAAGATGATTGGGAAACTGCTCTTGCTAAAGCACAACGTACTAATATTGATGCTGAACAAATTCTTGCTGTTGATGCTTTAAATAATCCTGATATTGCTGCTGGTGCACAATCATTAGCAAACATTGTTCGTTCCGTTAAACGTACTGCTACAAGATATGGTATTAGTTTATCTGATAAAGAAGCAAAAAATCTTGCTGCACAATCAGTTAGCCAAGGTTGGGATGCTGCAACTCTTGCTGAAGAGGTTGCACGTAAAGGTCGTGTTGCTGGTTTAACAGGTGATGCTGCTAAAACTGTTGATGATTTACGTGAATATGCAACTAATTTTGGTGTTCAATATAATGATGACTGGTATAATAATTCTGTAAAGGCAGTTCTTGAAGGTAAAGAAAGTATTGAAACTTTTCAAAATTTAATTCGTGATACTGCTAAATCTCGTTATGCTGGTTTTGCTGGACAGATTGATGCTGGTTTGAATGTTAAACAGGCTGCTTCTCCTTATCTTCAATCTATGTCTTCTATTCTTGAGATTGACCCTAATGCGATTAGTTTAAATGACCCTACTATTACTAAGGCTTTAACTTCTGTTGACGGTGAAGGTAAACCTGTGGTTACTCCTATTTGGCAATTTGAACGTGAGTTAAAGCAAGACCCTCGTTGGAGATATACAAAGAATGCTCAAGAGGAATTGATTGGTACTGGTATGCAAGTTTTGAGAGATTTTGGATTGGTGTCATAAATGGCTGAATCTATTAAAGAAAAAATGGCTAAAGCAGTTGCTACTAATAAGGCTGCTCAACAACAACGTACTCAACGTGTTGCTGAAACAACTAAAAAGATTTCACAAATACAATCAAAATCTAAAAATGTAAAACCTACTGGTCCTACTGGGCCAACTGCAGGTACTGGACCTACAGGTCCTACTGCTGGTACTGGTGTAACTGGTGCAACTGGTGTTATTTTTGGTGAAACACCTGAAGAACGTTTAGATTCAATAGAATTTTTACAATATTTATTTGACCAATATAATTTAGGTTCACTTGCTAACAAAATAGTTGAACTTAAACAACAAGGATTATCTGACCGTGTAGTAACAATAAAACTACAAGAAACACCAGAATATAAACAACGTTTCATTGGTAATGAGAATAGACGTAAAGCAGGTTTACAACCTTTAACACCTGCTGAATATATTTCTGCTGAAGCAGCATACAAAAAAGTTATGCGTGATTCTGAACTTCCTTCAGGTTTCTATGACCAAGCAGATGATTTTGCTAAATTTATTGGTAATGATGTTTCACCTGCAGAATTACAACAACGTGTAGATATTGCTAACCAATCTATTCAAAATGCTGACCCATTTTATACTGATTCTTTAAGAAGATTTTATGGTTTACAATCTGGCGATATGTTGGCTTATGCTCTTGACCCTGAACGTGCATTACCATTTATTACACGTCAACAAAAGGCTGCACAATTTGGTGCAGAAGCGGCACGTCAAGGTATACAAATAGCAGCACCTATGGCTGAAAAATATGCTGGACAATTTGGTATAACTCAAGAACAAGCACGTCAAGGTTTTGAACAAATAGCACAAATTGCTCCTGAAGCACAAAAACTTTCACAAATAACTCCAGGTTTTGAACCTGTTGGTTTAGAAGAAACAACTAGTGCAGTGTTTGGTGGAGACCAATCAGCTGAATATAAGAAACGTTTACAAAAACTTGCTCAAATTGAGCAATCAAGATTTGCTGGCCAAGCAGGAGTAGGTTCTGCATCTTTAATGCAATCATCTCAAGGCCAGATTTAAAAACCTGCTAGGCGCACCGGCACCTAGAAGCGTATAAGAAGACCGGTAGTAATAGCCATCACAAATTCCCCTGTTTGTGTATGTGGATTACGACAACTTAATGAAAGGGAGTGGCTGCTATGGCAGCAAACCAATACGAATACGAAGACGAAATAGAAGAACAACAAGACAATGGTCCTGCTGAACTTCGCAAAGCATTAAAGAAAGCACAAAAGGAACGTGAAGCCATTGAGGCTGAACTGAACAAAATGCGTTCAGATATGCGTGCTCGTCAAGTAAAAGATGTGTTGGCATCCAAAGGTGTGCCAGACAAACTAGCGAAACTTATTCCTAGTGATGTTGATACACCTGAACAGATTGACTCTTGGCTTTCTGAATACAGTGATGTATTTGGTATACAAAGACAAGAAGAAGCTGTTCAACCTACCGTTGATGAAGAAACTGTTAAAGCTAATCAACGTATCAACCAAAGTACTTCAACTGCTCAAGTTCCTTCTGGTGAGACTAGTGCTCATCAAAAACTTTTGCAAGCGAAATCTAAGGAAGAACTTGACCAAATACTTTTCGGTCAATCTCTTGGTAGGTAATAGCAACTACTATCAACCTTGAAAGAAGGTGAACTACATTGGCTAATGCATATACAGATACAAGCACTTCGTCCTTAGGAACATCCTTAGTACAAACTGCTTATGACCGTTATGTAGAATTTGCATTGCGTGCAATGCCTCTTATTAGAGACGTTGCAGACAAACGTCCAGCACAACAAGCAATGCCAGGTTCATCTGTCGTATTCCAATTATACACAGATTTATCTGCAGTTACTGGTACTTTAACTGAAACAACTGACCCAGATTCAGTTGCTTTAGGAAATACATCCAGCGTAACCGTAACCTTAAACGAATACGGTAATGCTGCGATTGCAACACGTAAATTAGAACTGTTCTCATTGAGTGATGTTGACCCAGCAATCGCTGACATCATCGCATTCAATATGGCAGATTCTATTGACGGATTTGCACAAACCGTACTTCGCCAAGGAAGCAACGTAATCTACTCAGGTGGAGGTTCAACAACTACTGGTGTTACCGGTGGAACTGCATCTCAAATCACCTCAGCAAACATTCGCAGAGCGATTGCTAAATTACGTGCTAACAAGGCAGTCCCACGCGTTGGTGACTTGTACTGGGTAGGTATCCACCCTGAAGTTTCACACGACCTTCGTGCTGAAACAGGTGCAGGTGGATGGCGCGAAGCACACGTTTACAACGAATCAGGTGCTGGCAATCTATGGCCAGGGTCTATCGGTGTATACGAAGGTGCAATGTTCGTAGAATCACCACGTATGTACAATGCTACAGACGGTGGTTCAAGTGCACGCGTATTCCGCACAATTCTTGCTGGTAAACAAGCTCTTGCTGAAGCAGTAGCTGAAGAACCACACGTAATTATCGGTCCAGTTACTGATAAATTAATGCGTTTCCGTCCAATCGGATGGTACGGCGTGTTAGGTTTTGCTCGCTACCGTGAAGCAGCCTTGTACCGCATTGAATCTACTTCTTCAATTAACAACGCTTAATTAAGTAGATAATCGTAACCCCCATCTTCGGGTGGGGGTTATTTTATGAAAGGAAACAATGGCATATTATTTTACTCCACCCACTGTTGAGGAAGGCCCTGCCGGTGGCGGTCCGTTGTTTTGGAGATATAAATTAAATAGGGCTAATAGTATTTTACAGAATGCTAACGGGACATATTCTAGCATTCGCACACCTAGCGTTGATGAGACACAATCGGCTTTATATTACTATCCGGGTGGTCACGCTACTTTGATTTCTGCAAGTGAACGTACAAGTTTAATCGCAGCCGGTTACGGCGCCTATATTACAGAGGAATAAATGACACCAGGTAGATATAATATGAAAGTGTATCAAGGTTCAACTTGGACTTTGAATCCACAATGGAAAATTGATGGCACATATGTTGATGTGACTGGTTATACTGCTGTGTTAACTGTCAAATATTCCCCAACTTCTGAGTCTTCTATTATTGTTTTATCAACAGCTAATGGTCGTATTGTTACTGGTACTACTGATGGTAAGTTCGCTATGACTCTTTCTGCAGCAACTACAGCAGGTTTAGCTGCAGGTAATTATGTTTATGATTTGGAAGTTACAGCTCCTGATAGCACTGTTACTCGTCTTCTTGAAGGCGGTTTCACTGTGTATGAAGGGGTTACTTCCTAATGACAACAGTTTTTTCTACAGCAGTTGTTGAGATTCCAACAACGACTACGGTTCTTAATGTTGAGTATGAAGAAACAGTTGTTGTTGAATTAGGTGTTTTAGGTCCTCAAGGTGTGACTGGTGCTGTTGGCCCAACAGGTTCAACGGGTCCTACTGGTCCTACCGGTTCTACTGGGTCTACTGGCGATACTGGCCCTACAGGGCCTACAGGCGCAACAGGTGCGACTGGTCAATCTATTACAGGAGCTACAGGTGAGACAGGTGCAACGGGTCCGACCGGTTCTCAAGGTATACAGGGTGTTACTGGTCCGACAGGTGCAGTTGGCGCTACTGGTGCTACTGGAGCAACTGGTGATACAGGTGTTACGGGGCCGACTGGTCCGCAAGGTATTCAAGGTGTCAGTGGTGCAACTGGTGCGACTGGACCGACAGGTGCAACAGGTGACATTGGACCTACGGGTATTCAAGGGGTTACTGGACCTACTGGCTCAACCGGAGCAACAGGAGATACTGGAGCGACTGGCCCAACAGGAAGCACAGGAGCGACAGGACCACAAGGAGATATAGGACCTACTGGTCCTACAGGGGCGCAAGGTTTACAAGGAGTAACTGGTGCAACAGGAGCCACAGGAGAAACAGGTTCTACAGGACCTACTGGAGCAACAGGTCAAATTGGCGCAACAGGTGCTACGGGAAGCACCGGACCTACAGGTGCGCAAGGTGATGTTGGACCTACTGGTGCGACAGGGCCTACTGGCCCCCAAGGTGTTACAGGCAGTACTGGCCCAACTGGACCTACCGGTGCAGACTCAACAGTTCCAGGACCAACAGGACCAACGGGACCTACCGGCGCATCAATAACTGGACCTACTGGTCCAACTGGTGTAACTGGTGCTACCGGTGCAACAGGCGCTACAGGTGCTGGTTCTGATGCTGTTCCTGTGGTATTATTTTTAGGTGGAATGTAACAAATAAGTTATATTGGGGACAATGAAAAAACCAAAAATTGCTGTATATACAATTGCTTTAAATGAAGTAAAACACGCAAGTAGATGGGCTGAAGCCACTAAAGATGCTGATATAAGAATAGTTGCAGATACTGGTTCTACTGATGGTACTCAAGATATTCTTCGTAAACACGGTGTTATTGTTCATCAAATATCTGTTAAACCTTTCAGGTTTGATGATGCACGTAATGCAGCTCTTGCTTTAGTGCCTGATGATGTTGATGTTTGTTTAAGTCTTGATATGGATGAAATTCCTGAATCAGATTTTTTTCATACTATAAGACAAACTTGGGAACCTGATACTGGTCGTGGATGGTTATGGTGGCATACGGGTAACAAGTGGAAAAACAATAATAGACTTCACGCAAGGTGGGGTTATCGTTGGATTAAGGCTTGTCACGAAGTAACCTTTAGATATGCTGAAGGTGAAGAAAAAACTTTAGATTATGATTTAACAGTTTTTCATAAACCGGATGATAGTAAGCAAAGAACTTATTATCTTCCAATGCTTGAGGCTGCTGTGCACGAAGACCCACGTGATGCTCGTATGTGGGCTTATCTTACACGTGAATACTTTTTTCATAAGAATTGGGAAAAGGTTATTGAATCTGCTTTCAGTACTTTACAGGCAGGTGGATGGTATGTTGAACGTTCTGCTGTGTGTAGGGCTGCTGGTCAGGCTTCTCAAGAACTTGGTAATAATGAGAATGCTTTAAAATGGTTTCAGAGAGCTATTAAAGAGAATCCTACAGAGTTGGAACCTTGGTTTAGTTTTGCCCAGTTTTCTTATACTGTTGGTAACTGGCAAGGTTGTTGGGATGCTGCGAGTAAAGTTTTTGAACTTGAACCTTCTACACATTATTTGAATGACCAGTCTATTTGGGATTGGCGTTGTTATGATTTGCTTTCAGTTTCTGGTTGGCAACTTGGTAAAAAAGAAGAGTCTTTAAAGTACGCTAAGATGGCTGTTGATGCTAACCCTAATGATGGTCGTTTGCAGGATAATTTGAAATGGTTAGAGGAAAATGTCACTGCATAGACTTAAAACTCATCCTGAATATGTTGAAGGTTGTTTTGGTTGTAAAGCGTCAACATTAGAACTTCATCCTGGTGATGCTGCACATATGCGTGAAATCCCTAAACGTAAATGGGATGCTGAATTAAATGCTTATGCTAGTGCTAGAGCACAAGGTATACAACCTGCTGGTACAAGTATGAAAGCAATAAAGGCCGCACATAAGGCCAGTGAGAATCTTGGTAGGGCCTATGATGGTAATACTATGCCACCGGCGGACAGACTTGCCAAGTCAAAGAAAGCAGCGAAGGCTGTTAACGAGTTAGGAATGTAAATATGTGTTATGAATGTGGATGCTACGGTGCTGTTACACCTTATGGTGTTGGCGGTTCAGCAGTAAACAAGCCTGCTAAAGCTAAAGGTGGAGTTCCTCCACGTCCTGCTCAACCAAAGTATGTTGAGGTTGGAGAATACACTAACGAACCGAAAGGAAAATAATGCCATACAGTAAATATTCAAAGAAACAAAAAGGCTTAGCTGCTATTGCTGAACCACGTAAAAAGATTACTGGTGCAGATTTGAAGAAGGCTAAAAAAATGTCAAGTATGAAGAAAATGGGTAAAAAGAAATAGATGGCTAAATCACCTGCTTGGCAACGTAAAGAAGGCAAGAATCCTAAAGGTGGTTTAAACGCTAAGGGACGTGCTTCATATAATAAATCTACTGGTGGTAATTTAAAACCTCCTGTTAAAAGTGCAGAGGCTAAAAGGTCTCCTAAGTCTGCTGCTAGACGTAAAAGTTTTTGTAGTCGTATGTGTGGAATGAAATCTAAACTTACTTCAGCAAAAACATCAAGAGACCCTAATTCACGCATAAACAAATCGTTACGTGCGTGGGATTGTAGTTGCAGATGAAAAAAGTTTGGGAAACAAAGAACCCTAAAAAGAAATCAACCAAGTTAACAGATAGCCAAAAGGCTGCTGCTAAGGCACGTGCTAAAAAAGCTGGTCGTCCTTATCCTAACTTGATTGACAATATGGCTGTTGCGAGAAAGAAGAAATAATGACTTACGGTTTTGCTGGCTCAACTCTAGTTGACGAATTAAACAGACTTGCTAATGGTGGTGCATCATATCCTAATCGTAATGTGTACCTTGACCAAGCAGGTGCAGCTAATGCTTGGGCTGGCACTACCGGGTTAGATTTACTTGGTGCATTAAACAGGAAAGCAGACCCTGACCGTAGTGCTGCTGATTTTAAAGGTTTGAATGCTGTATGTAATGAATTAGCAGGAACAACGGGGCTTGAGGCTATTCCTGCATTGAGAGAGGTTGCTTCCTAATGCCATCATATTCTGATTTAGTTGACGAAACACTTATTGCTTTATCTGGCTATACTCAACGCCAAGACCAAGCAACCTATTTAACTTCTGCTATGACTGATACTCAAACAACTGTTGTTGTTGCTGATGCTGCTACTTTATCTAAAGGTCTCATTGAGATTGGTGATGAACTTATGTGGGTTGAATCTTTTGACCGTGCAACCAACACAGCAACCCTTGCACCTTATGGTAGAGGATTCCGTGGTACACAAAAATCACCTCATAGCATTGGTGATAGGGTAACTATTTCTCCAAGTTTTCCTAGAAGTGTTATTGCTAAACAAATAAATAACTCTGTAACTGGTGTGTTTCCTGATTTGTTCGGTGTCTATTACACCACATTTGATTTTATTTCTAGCCAAAATACTTATGAACTTCCATCAGAAGCTGATGAGATTCTACAGGTTCGTTGGCAAACAACAGGACCTTCACAAGAATGGCTTCCTGTTCGTAACTATTCTATAAACAAAAACGCTTATGTTGGTACTTTCAATACTGGTAAAACTGTTTCTGTTTATGATGGTATTGTTCCTGGTCGTACTGTTCACGTAGTGTATTCACGTCAACCACAAGAATTATATTTACCATCTGATGATTTTGAAGACGTAACATATTTACCAGCTTATGCTAAAGAACCTGTTGTTTTAGGTGCAGCTTATCGTGTTGCTGGTTATTTAGATGTTTCTCGTCTTCCTGGTCAAACAGCAGAAGTTGATGCTATTGACCAGTCTGCACCTGTTGGTTCTGGTGGAACTGTTACACGTGCTCTTTTTCAACTATATCAACAAAGACTTTCTGTTGCTTCTAAACGCCAGCAGGAAGATTTCCCAATTCGCGTAAGATACGGAAGGTAACAGATGCCTGTTAATCGCTATTATTCGTCTACTGCTGTTGACACCACTTTAACTGGTGCTGTTAATAGTTCTGCAACAAGTATTACTGTTGCTTCTACTTCAGGGTTTCCTGCTTCATATCCATATACTTTGGCTTTAAGTTATGATACTTCTTCTGAGGAACTTGTTAACGTAACTGCTGCCGCTGGTACAACATTAACTATTGTTCGTGGCCAAGATGGTACTTCTGGTACTTCTCACGATGCCGGTGCTGCTGTTAAACACGTTATCTCAGCACGTGACCTTCGTGAACCACAGGAACATATTGCTGCTTCTGCTGGTGTGCACGGTGTTACTGGTTCTGTTGTTGGTACTTCAGATACACAGACTCTTACTAATAAGACTTTAACTACACCTACTATTGCTTCGTTTGCTAATGCTACTCACGACCATAGTACTGATGCTGGTGGTGGTCCTTTAGTTGTTAGTTTAAATACTCAAACAGGTACTGCATATACTACTGTTTTAGGTGATGGTAATAAACTTTTAACTTTAGATAGTACAGGTATTTCTGTAACTATTCCCGCTGCTTCTAGTGTTGCTTACCCTACTGGTTCACAAATTCATTTATACCAATCTGGTACTGGTCAAGTAACTCTTACTGGCGCATCAGGTGTTAGTATTTATTCTTCTAATGGTTTGAAAACACGTGCACAATATTCTGTTGCTACTGTTATCAAAGTTGGTATTAATTCTTGGGTTTTGATTGGAGATGTGACCGCCTAATGCCTACCGTATATAAGGTTCTTGGACAGTCAGCACCTAGTGCTGCTTCAGCTACAACGCTGTACACTGTTCCTTCAGCAACTGACACTATTGTGTCTACTATAAATGTTGCTAACACTAGTGCTAATCAGGACACTATTCGTATAGCAATAAGACCAGCTGGTGCAAGTTTGGCTACACAACATTATATTGCTTATGGTGTTCCGTTGGCTTCTGGTGCTGTGTTGACTTTAACTATTGGTGCAACTTTGGATGCTACTGATGTTATTACTGTTTATTCCACTAATGGAACTTCTTCTTTTAGTGCTTTCGGAAGTGAGATAAGTTAATGGCTGTTACGATTATTGGTGGTACTGTTTCTCCTTCTGCAGCGTTGGCTACTAATGCTCAGACTGGTACAACATATACTCTTGTTTTGACTGATGGAAATAATACTATGGTTGAGTTGAGTAATGCTTCTGCGATTACTTTAACTGTTCCTCTTAATTCTTCTGTGGCTTTTCCTGTTGGTTCTCAGGTTCATTTGTTGCAGACTGGTGCTGGTCAGGTTACTGTTGCTGGTGCAAGTGGTGTTACTGTTAATGCGACTCCTGGTTTGAAGTTTCGTGCTCAGTGGTCTGGTGCTACTTTGATTAAGCGTGCTACTGATACTTGGGTTCTTGTTGGGGATGTGAGTGCCTGATGCCTATTTTTGGTATTACTGCTTCTAGTAATCAGTCTATTAAGTTGACTGATTTTTATCAGATTGCTACTACTACTGTTGGTAGTGGTGGTGCTTCTTCTATAGAGTTTACTTCTATTCCTTCTAATTATACTCATTTACAAGTTAGAGGAATATCTAGACACGCAACTGAAGGTAATGATTATATGCAGTTTAATTCTGATACTGGTTCTAATTATTCTTGGCACGAACTTTGGGGTGATGGTGCTACTGCTTTTAGTAGTCCTGGTTCTACACAATCATTTATGAAAGTAAATTATGGTTTTACAGATACAAGTGTTTTTGGAGAAGCAGTTATAGATATTTTAGATTATAAAAATACTAATAAATTTAAAACAATTCGTACTTTAACTGGTGCAACTAATAATTCAAGTGCTTATGTTTTGTTAAGGTCAGGTAATTGGCGTTCAACTAATGCTATTACTTCTATAAAAATTTATCCTGCAAGTGGTAATTTTTCTCAATATTCTTCTTACTCACTTTATGGGGTGACAGCATAATGGCAGCAACCTATGTACCAATAGCATCTATAACTGTTAATGCGGCTACTACTTCGGTAACTTTTAGTAGTATTCCATCAACTTATACTGATTTAGTTTTAGTTAGTATTCCTTTAACTCAAGGAAATACATTTAATTCAAATATTTTTTTGAATAATGATAGTGGTTCTAATTATTCTTATGTGCGTCTTTATGGTTCTGGAACTGCTGTATCTTCTGATAAAGGTAATACTTCGGCACAAAGTTTAGGTGGTTGGGGTGTTGGTGCATCAACTGGAACACCTATAATTTTTTATACACATATATTTGATTATGCTAATACTACTACATATAAAAGTTTTTTAACTAGAGCAAATGAACCAGGCAATAGTACTGGTTCAACTTATACTGGTTTAATTTCTAGTATGTGGAGAAGTACTGCTGCTGTCAATGAAGTAAGATTTTCAACTAATGCTAATTTTGGTTCAGGTTCAACATTTAATTTGTATGGCATTAAAGGAGCGAATGCGTAATGGCTAATACATTTAAAAAGATTCAAACTATTACTGTTGGTTCTGGTGGTTCATCTAGTATTGAGTTTACTAGTATTCCTCAAACATATACTGATTTGAGAATTGTTTTATCTGCTAGAAGTTTACAAGGAAACGTTTACGGTGGTGGTGCTTTACAATTTAATTCTGACACTGGAAGTAATTATAAATGGGTTAGAGCAAGAGGAGATGGTTCTGCTACTGCTTCAGATTATTCTTCTTCAGCAACTTCTATAACAAATTGGGATGTTGCTGGTGCTAATGCTACTGCATCAGTTTTTGGTACAGTAATATTTGACATTCTTAATTATACTTCATCAAATTATAAATCTATTTTTTTAGAATATACTGGTGAAAATAATGCTACTGAAGCACATATGGGTATGAATGCTGGAATATGGACTAGCACTTCTGCTATAACTTCAATTAAACTTTTCAGTTCTGGTAATAATTATGTTCAATACACTACAGCAACCCTATACGGAATAAGCAACGTTGTTGCTAACGAAGGCGCTAAAGCAACAGGTGGAGTAATAACTTATGATAGTAATTATATTTATCACACATTTCTTTCATCAGATACATTTACACCTACACAGAATTTAACAGTTGACTATCTTGTTGTCGCTGGTGGTGGTGGCGGTGGAACTGCTGTTGTTTCTCAAGATACTGGTGGCGGTGGTGGTGCAGGTGGTTTACGTTGCACTGTTGGCGCAACAGGTGGTGGTGGTTCTTTAGAATCTGCTTTAAGTTTAACTGCATCAACAAATTACACAGTTACTATTGGCGGTGGTGGTGGTGCTAATACTGCTGGTTCTAATTCAGTATTTGGTTCAATAACTTCTACTGGTGGTGGTAAAGGTGCTGGAAATAATTCATCAGCAAATGGTGGTACTGGTGGTTCTGGTGGTGGCGGTCGTGGTACTGGTTTAAATACTGGTGTAACTGGTGGTGCTGGAACTGCTAATCAAGGTTACGCAGGTGGTAATGGTACTGACCAAGGCGTTACTTATGGTGGCGGTGGTGGCGGTGGTGCAGGAGCCGTTGGTTCAAATGGAAGTTCTACTGTTGGTGGTAATGGTGGTAATGGTGTAACAACTTCTATTTCTGGTACTTCAACTACTTATGGTGGTGGAGGTGGCGGTGGCGCTTCTGAATACGGTGGCACTGGTGGTAATGCAGGAACTGGTGGAACTGGTGGTGGTGGTAATGGTGGTAAACAAACAGTTGGTACTGCTGGAACTGCTAACACTGGCGGAGGCGGCGGCGGAGGTGGCGCTAAAACTGGTGTAACTTCAGCAGGTAGCGCTGGTGGTTCAGGAATAGTGATTGTGAGGTATGCACGATAATGGCACATTTTGCTGAAATAGATGAAAACAATATTGTTTTAAGAGTTCTTGTAGTTGATAATTCTCAAGAACATAGAGGACAAGAGTTCCTTGCTAATGACCTTGGTCTTGGTGGAACTTGGATACAAACCTCATACAATGGAAACATTCGTAAAAACTATGCAGGAATCGGATACACATACGATGAACAACGTGACGCATTCATTCCCCCACAACCATATCCATCCTGGATATTAAATGAAAACACTTGCTTGTGGGAATCACCAATCCCATACCCACAAGACGAAAAACTATACGTTTGGGAAGAAGAACAACAAAACTGGAAAGAGGTAACAGATGCCAACTAAAATAGTACACAACTGTGCAACAGGAAAAACAGAAGAAATAGAATTAACAGCACAAGAAATCGCTGAACTAGACCAACAAGCAGCAGCATATGCTGAACAAAAAGCAGCAGAAGATGCAGCCAAGGCTCAAGCAGAAGCAGATAAAGAATCTGCTAAAACCAAACTAGCAGCATTAGGTTTATCTGATGCTGAGATTGAAGCACTGGTGAAATAATGACACTACAAGTAATCAAAGACGTAATCCTTAGAAGCCTAGCCTTATTCATATCTTATGCTTTACCTTCCGTTGGTGTTGGTGCATTTGCTGGTGTTGAACCAGTTAAAGCAGCAGCCATTGCTGGAGGTCTTGCAGTAGCAGGAGTAATAACAGATTTAGCTAAAGCATTCTTAAAAGATGGTGAACTTAGCCAAGCAGAAGTTGATGAAGTGTTTAAGAAAGCATCTAAAGGTAAGGGTGGCAAATAATTGGGTTTGCCTATTGCTAACGGAAAAATAACCACACCTTACGGCAAAGCCGGCAAGATGTGGAAATCTGGAAAACACACTGGTGTAGACTTTGCTATTCCAGAAGGCACAGACATTATCGCAGCAGTAGATGGAGTGGTCCAATCTAACAACTGGGGTGCGGCATACGGAAAACAAGTAATCGTTAAATCAAATATTAACGGTAAAGACGTTTGGATGATATATGCACACTGCTCAAAAACTATGGTTAAAGCTGGAGCCAAGATTAAAAAAGGTCAACATATTGCTGAATCTGGCAATACTGGTAACTCAAGTGGTCCTCATCTACATTTTGAGGTAAGAGATGGTGCACGCTGGTCTGCATCTAAAGACATTGACCCTAAAGAAGTTTTAGAAGCCTGATATAATATTTAATACTTGACCACCTCCTCTGCTTGCACGTGGTATGTAGGGAAAACTGCAGGAGTACACTACACAGAGTTGGCTGACCTCTAGGGTCCTTGTCAGCCTTTAATTTTTAGGGATAAAATTTGAGACTTCTATCTTATTTATTTATTTTTGTTTTAACAACATTAATTGCTGTGCCATCATATTCAGATGACATAACTATTAATCTTGACCAAACAACACCTTATGTTGATGTTCCTGTGACAGTGACTGAACCTGTTGATGCAACTATTCAAACTGTTACAGGTACACCTGATGAAAACTTTATTGATTCTTGGATTGAGCTTTGGCAAGACACTACTAGGCTTGCTTATAATGATGATGGTGCACATAGTGTTGTAAACGTTTTAGCATCTGTTATTACGATGCCTTTACAAATTGGTGAATATTTTATTCGTGCAACAAGCTACGCTTATACTTGCTGTAATGTGTATCCTACTGGTTCTTACCTGTTATCTACTAACCTAATAGTAGCAACACCGACACCAACAATATCCCTGTCGCCAACACCATCACCGACAGAAACAGAGACTCCTTCACCTACTCCAACCCCATCTGAGACTTCAACTGTGCAACCATCTCCTGAGCCTTCTCCGACTCCTTCAGAGACTCAGTTACCACAAGAGAATCTTCCCGGTCCAGAAACTCCTCAACAGGTTGAACCGAGTCAAGAGTCTTTGCCAATCTTGCCAACTGTAGAACCTCAAGTATCTGTGGTTCCAGTTGAGCCAAGCGTTTTGCCAACACCTGATGTGACGTCAACATCTATTTCTTACCCTTCCTACGAGCCTTCTTCTTCCACTGACGAATATCTATCCGAAACTGTATTTCTCGGTATATCTCTACCACCAGGTGTTTCAGAAGCAACGCAATTAGTATCTGAAGCCATAAGTAATTCATTAGAAACTATCTCCAATCTTGGTTCTGAGTTTACACCTGAAGAACGTAAGCAAGCTCAACAGGTAATACTCGGTGCAATTATTATAACACAGTTAGCATCCCCTAGGAGGGTTAAATGACACGTGTCTTGTCTTTTCTTAGACGACATTTTCGTGCCTGGTTCGCAGAGTCCTTCACTCTTGTTGGTCTTCTTATAGCCTGGATTGTTTTACCTGTTGGTTCTACCCGTAACATTGTTGGTGTTTGTATTCTTGCCGCTTTTGCTTTGTGGACTCTTGCCGAGGTCACTTTTGAAAAGAAGGATGAAGAGTAATGGTTACAGATATTATTGAAACTATTGCCACTATCCTTGGTGGTTTAGTTATATTGTTTTCTATTGCTGCTTGGGTTTTCAAGAACTGGTTGAAGAACTATCTACAGGAACTTAAACCTAACGGTGGCTCTTCATTAGCAGATTCTGTTAAACGTATAGAAGAACGTATTGATTATTTAACTAAAGAAATGATTGACCACTTGAAGGGACACGAATGACCACATATAGTATTACAGACCCTATTGTTGACCCTATTGGTATAGCGGGAACAACTACAGAACTTTACCAAAACACAAGTAATATCTACGATGTCGCTATCGGTGGACAACCTTTCCTTCTTGCAGCTTCAGATAAATATCCTTACCAACGCCAGACTGCTACATATCGTAAACAACAGTTTGATACCACTAAAGAAGTTGGTGAACAATCTTTTGAAGGATGGTGGCTACGTTCCCAATCATCTTTTCATCTAGGTTCTGGTATTAACTATCTTGACCCTTATACTGGTGAAACTGTTCAATACAGGTTTAATGATTCTGAGGGTATGGATGTTTGGACTCCAGGTCAAGCTACTCTTTTAAAGAATGTTACTGCTACACATCAGACTACAGGTACTATTCAATCTAGTGGTCGTCCTTGGCAGTATCTTCGTTCTATAGAATGGGTTAAAGACAGTAACACTTACGAAGGTGTATTAAATCACGATGAGTATGATGTTGATAAAGTTTTCCCAACTATAACTGTTTCTATAAACAATAAAGCTTTAACTTCTAACGTTGCTACTCTTACTACTACAGCAGCGCACGGTTTATGTACTGGTATGGAAATAACTATTAGTGGTGTTGATGCCACGTTTAATGGTACTTACACTATTACCGGTGTTCCTACTACTACAACTTTTACTTACGCTAAGACTGCATCAAATGTAACATCTACTGCAGTGTCACCTGTTGGTACAGGTGTAACTAATGTTATACATTTTATTGATTACAATACTGGTTCTGATGACCCTGTTTATTCTATTTGTGATGATGGCGCTATGGCATTTTGGTTAACTAACGATACCGCTTCAGGTAAACTTGAAGTTAATAAAAAAGCACTTACTGGTGATTCTAATACAGCAGCAACAGTAATGTTCACAAGTCCAGGTATCACTGTAACTAATGGTGTTATGGAATATGTTAAAGAACGTATTGTGATGTGTGCTAATGATAAAGTTTACGAGTTTTCGGCTAGTGCTTCTTCTCTTCCTACAGCAGTTTATACTCACGGAGATGCTGACCACATTTTCACTAGCATCACTGCTTCTGGTTCTGCTATCTATATTGCAGGATATTCTGGTATACAGTCAAACATTTACAAGTTTACTTTAAATAGTTCTGGTGTTATGCCAACACTTACTTCTGCTATTACTGCAGCAGAAATGCCTACTGGTGAAATAATTTTTTCAATCAAATACTATCTAGGTTTTATGCTTATCGGAACCAATAAAGGTGTACGTGTAGCTTCAGTGTCAGATGATGGTTCTATAATCTATGGTCCTTTATTGTTTGAATCTGAACAACCTATTTACGATTTTGCTTTCAGAGATAAGTATGCTTGGTGTGCAAGTAATGTTAATGGTAAACCTGGTGTTACTCGTATAGATTTGTCTACACAAATAGAACCATTACGTTTCCCTTACGCTAATGATTTGTATTATAATGAGGATTTGAATCGTTCTACTACTGCTTGTGCTTTCATTGATGGCACAAACAGGTTAGCGTTTAGTACTAACAATAATGGTACTGATGGAACTATCTATATTGAAGATGCTAATACGTTAACAGCAACAGGATATATCACTACAGGTTTCATAAGATATGCAACCATTGAAAAGAAATACTTCAAACTTATCAAACCACGTTTTGATACACCAATGTATGGTTCTTGTGTTATATCAACTAAAGAAATTGATGGTGATATAAATTCTATTATCACTATCGCAGGTTCAACACCTGCTTTAAACACAGACCTTGCAACTAACATTGCTCAACCACAAGAAGAACTTGCTTTCAAGTTCACTTTCAATCGTGATACTACTGATACAACTCTTGGCCCATCATTTGATGGATACCAAGTTAAATCTTTACCAGCAGTTGAGCGTGCACGTCAGCTAACTATTCCTTTAGTTAATTACGATTTTGAAACAGACCGTTACGGTATTCAGAATGGTTACGAGGGTCGTGCTTGGGTCAGGTTGCAGGCGTTAGAAAACCTTGAGGCAGAAGGTGATACTCTTGTTGTACAAGATTTTACTACTGGTGAACAAGTTGTTGGTTTGATTGAGCAATTATCGTTTGAAAGAACTACCCCATCAGACCGTAGATATTCAGGGTTCGGTGGAATAGTGTATCTATCTATACGTACTGTTTAATTTTATCTATTTAATGCCCCCTTGAGGAACCCCCTCTTGGGGGCTTTTTTTGCATTTCTAGGGTAGTTACCAGATACCTATTTAAAAGCCATAAAGGGCAAAATTTGGGGTTTAAACCTTTTCTTCGTCTACGGCAATGTTATATTTTTTAGATGGTGGTATTTTAAGAATCTTTAAAGCAGCCTTCAGGCTTTCTTTTGCAAGTTCAGAACCAAAGATTGGTGGCTTTGCTGGGAAAGAAATTCGTTGTATCATATCCCAACGTTTAACTATTCGTCCTGCTATCTGTTGGCGAAGACCACGACCAAAATCCATAAGGTCATCATAGGTATGCCATTGTCCACCTATGAGAGTAACATTTTTTTTAAAAAGTTTATCTTGTACATATTCACGGCGTTTCCAAGGATTAGGTTCCCATCTTGCATTAAGAATTGAATTACATTCTTGACAAGACTTAACCCAAGGCGTGTCATCTTTAGCTCCACGAATAGATGATGGAACTAGATGGTCTCTACTTTCAGCATCATCACCACAATAAAAACAATATTCTCCAGGTACTTGTTCATCAGCAGATTTAGCAAATTCTTTTATTTCATACCAGTTTATTTCTTCTTCATATTGGTTTTCTTCATCTTCAAAACTTTGAATTTTATACTCCTTTTAATACTCGGAACCGCCTTAAGCGGTTCCTCGTAAACGGGGAAGCTCGCTCATACTCGCTGGCTCGCTTCCGAGTATAATCCTATTGTCAAATATTTGTCAACTGACACACTTAGGGTGTGTCGTTGACCGAAATTACAACAATGTGATATTGTTTATCTTATGGAACCAACAATCGGGCACAGAAGTTTTTCATCATTCACCTCCTGGGTAAAATGTGGCAAGGCTTGGCAACTAGAACGCCAACTACAAGCACCACAAACACCAGCTTGGTACTTCATCGGTGGACAAGCATTTCACGCAGCCATTGAACAATATCTACGGGATAACTATGAAACACATCAGTGAATTAAAACCTGACGGAACAAAACCAGAATTTGATTTAAGAGGAATACCAACACACGTTTGTGTGTGTGGTTGTAAAGTTTGGAATCTTAAAGTAATGTTTGAAGACAACGAAATATCAATGTATTTTCTTGATATGTTTTGCTCCGCTTGTGGTAGCTCCGCTACTGCACCAACATTAGAGGAACCAGATTGTGATTAAGTTTTCTTATCAAACAAATAACTCATTTGAAAAAGAGTTACGAAATAAGATAAGTAAAGAAATTGAACAACTACCTTTTTTCTCACATCCAGAATGTTGTAAACTAACTAACAAAGTTTTGATACAATCAGTACTAAAAATAACAAAGGGTGAATATGTCTAAAGATTTATCAATCAAGTATTGGAATACGCATTTCCAATCATTGATTGATGCAAAAGCCGCTGAGACAGATACTATCCCGTCTGCTTGGCGTGCTGGCGGTCGTGCCACCAAAGCATATCCGGATAAGGAAAATGATATTTGGTGGCAAGACAATGGGCCAAAAATGGTTGATGATTTTATTCAATGGTGGAGAAACAACAAATGGTCAATATGGAATTATAATGATGTGCCACAAATAGAAGCAGAATACAATGTTATGTTTGGTGATGTACTTGTTAAATCATTTATAGATTTAATAGCTGTAACACCTGATGGTGACATTGCTGTAATAGATTATAAAGCTGGTGCCTATATGCCAGATACTAATATGCAATTAGGATTATATGCTTGTGCTGTTCAACAGATAACAGGAATGCGACCAACAAAAGGTTATTTCTATAATGCCCGACAGGGTACTATGGAAGATGCAGGGGACTTGTCGCGTTGGACAGTACAACTATTTACAGAACTATTTAAACAATTCAACAAAGCTGTTGAACAAGAAATATTTTTACCAAATCTTGGTATGATGTGTAAATCTTGTTCAGTTAAGGATTACTGTCACGCTTATGGCGGGGAGTTGGCAGTAAAGTATGACCCACTCGCTGCTCTATAGAGAAGGAAAACAAAATGAGTGCAGACACACCAGGAGTTAAGACACAACTTAATTTTAAAACCTCACAAGGTTCTTTAATTAACGTTTATCTTTACTCTTATAGTGAAGATGATATTCGTACAGCATTAAATGCTATTGCGAATGTTACTCCAGAAATCAATGCAGTTGAAACACTGTACAATGCGCAAGGAACTTTGAAAGAAGCCCTTGGTGCTACACCTATTGAACAGCCACGTGCACAATCATCATCTTCTGATGGTGCAAAAACCTGTAAGCACGGTGAGATGACATTCCGTAAATCAAAAGCTGATGCTGCTAAACCTTGGAAAGGATATTTCTGTCCAAGTCCTAAAGGCACACCAGACCAATGTGAACCACAGTTCATAAGATAAAACAAAATTAAATAATAGGATACCTTACTAGTTAGGAGTAGTTGTGTTAACAATTAAACAAGCAGCAGTGCAACATTTAAATGAACCACAACTACTTCCTGATTTATTTCCATCACTAAAAAAAGAAGGCATACGTTTCAGACGCGGCCAAGTAACAATGATAGCTGGGCAACCAAACTCTGGTAAATCTTTACTGGGATTATTTTACGCTGTTAAAGCAACCATTCCAACACTTTATATTTCTGCAGATACTGATGCTTATACGACATCTATTCGCGCAGCAGCAATAATTACAGGACATTTATCTACAACAATAGAAGACTCATTTAAAAATGATGGTATAGATTTTTATACTAAAGAACTTGCATCACTTAGACATATAGAATTTTCATTTGACCCAAGCCCAACATTGGATGATGTTGATTTGATGGTTAAAGCGTATGGTGAAAAGTATGGTGAATGGCCACATTTAATAATTATAGATAACCTTATGAACGTGTCTGCTTTACACGATAATGAGTGGACTGGTATGCGTGACATTATGAAAGCCTGTCACCATATTGCACGTGAAACTGATTCAGCAATATTTATATTACATCACACTTCTGAAGCTGAAGGTGAACCAACACGTCCGCCATCAAGACGTGCTATTCAAGGTAAAGTTTCTCAACTTCCTGAAATGATATTAACTGTTGCTATGGAACCAGAGTATTCAGAATTTAGGATTGCTTGTGTTAAAAATAGGTTTGCTAAACATTCAGCAATGGGTGATAAGTGGGTTGCGTTAAAAGTTGATGCGGCAAGAATGAGTTTAAAGGATGAGGATTTAATGCAACAAGCGTTACGTTTAAGTGGAGTAATAAATGGGTAAAGGTAAAGGATTAAAACCAGCACCAGTTAAAGCAAGTATTAATGACAGACCTAATGGTAAAGCAAGAAAAAAAAATCCAAGAAAACCACGTAAAACTGGTAGAACTATTGGTGGATATTCTCCTGCAAAACTAGCAATACGTGCAAAGAAAAGAGCAGGCAATGTCAGCGAAGAATAAACGTAAAGGTTCAAAGTTTGAAACAGATGTAATGAAATGGTTTCGTGGTAAAGGATATAATGCTGAACGTCTACGTCTTGCAGGTTCAAAAGATGAAGGTGACCTTGTAGTTTATGTTGCAGGTATGCCATATTTGTTTGAATGTAAAGCTACAAAGAAACTAGACCTACCACAATTCTGGCGCGAATTAGAAGCAGAAGTATTAAACTATGCTGAAGCAAGAGATTTAAAAGTAGGACCAATCGGTTATGTTCTTGTAAAAAAACGTAACGGAAAAATAGAAGATGGCTGGGTTATACAAACACTTAAACAATGGAGTGAGCAGTATAGACCAAAATAAACACGACCTTGAAAACGTAGTCATATACTACGGTGGAAAGATACGTAACGGTTCCTCGTGGAGTCCACTTAAATGTGTAATCCACGATGATGCAACAGCATCAGCAACCATAAACTTGCGGGAACAAATCTATAGCTGTTTCGTATGTGACATCTATGGAGATGTTTATGAACTGATAATGAAAAAGGAAGGAGTGAATTTTAAAAATGCTATCAGCAGAGCAGAAACAATTACTAACGGAAACCGCAGCAAAATATCACGAAACCATAAACGCAGAGACAGTCTCTTACCTCAGGTCAAGGGGAATAAGCAAAGAAGTGGCCGTTACATTCCTGCTAGGTACAGTTAATAATCCTGCACCAGGACACGAACACGCTGAAGGTTGTTTAAGTATTCCATATATTACTCCTACTGGTGTTGTTGGTATAAAGTTTCGTAAGATTGATGGTGGTCAACCTAAATATATTTGGCCTACTGGGCAAAAAATTGGGATGTTTAATGTTAAAGATTTAATTATAGATACAGACACAATGTGTATTTGTGAAGGTGAAGTAGATACTATGGTTTTGTCAGGGCTATGTGGTATACCTGCTGTAGGTGTAGCTGGTGTAACACAGTGGAAAGAACATTTTCCTATAATGTTTGAGGGTTATAAAAGAATTTTTGTGTTTGCTGATAATGATGTTAAAGAAGATGGACGTAATCCTGGTATGGAATTAGCTAAACGTATTAAAGAAGATTTAAATAATGCTGTTGTTGTTAATTTGCCTGAGAATAAGGATGTTAATGATGTGTTTCTTCGTGAGGGTGCTGATTGGTTTAAGGAAAAAATCAAATGATAGTAACTAAAGAAGAATACTGGGATAAGATAGATAATATAACTTGGGATAAGTTTAATTTAAATGCTTATTGTTGTATTTGTTATGCCCCTTGGTTTTTTAATACTTTAAAAATAGTTATATCTGTTGCTTACGATAAACCTGTATATGTTTGTGCAAATAATATATATGGATGTACTTCTGACGATGATGAAAGATTTATTGAAAGAGGTAAAAATGAAACAATGTAAACAATGCGTATTTGAAAAAGACATAGTAGGACGAGCAGAATATTATAACGACATCATAACTATAGGTGTTGATGATTGTGAACACAAATGGCACAACAATTATATAGATGATATGTGCTGTAAATGTGGTATAGATGTGGAGTACTTAGACAAATGACAACCATTATAGGACTACAAGCAAAAGATTCTTGTCTACTTGTAGCAGACTCACGTGTAACAGATGATGGTGGAAGAACATATTCACATCCTAATATGCAAAAGATTACTAAACGTGGCAAATATTTAATAGCAGGAGCAGGAACAACACAACCTTGCGACATCATTCAACACATTTGGAAACCACCAACACCAACACCTGCCGCATACAAAGACCTATACCATTTTATGATTGCAGAAGTTGTACCAAGTATGAGACATTGTTTAGCAGTAAACGGTTACACTCCTGATAAAGAATCAGATGAACCAGACTTCATATTCCTTATAGCACTTGGTGGAAGAATATTTGAAATAGATGAGACTCTCTCTGTTCTTCTTAGAGATGACAACATTTATGGCATAGGTTCTGGAGCAGCCTATGCTATAGGTGCTTTACAGAATGGTGCAAACTGGCGTAAAGCAATGCAGATAGCTGCCAAAAATAATGTGTTCACAGCACCACCTTTTGTACATATAAAGCAGTCAAGATGAGAAGAGAATTTGTTGGAGGACCATTAGACGGAACAGTTATACCACTAGATGAAGAAGATTTAACTGACGAAATACATATAGATATGATAGGGTTAGATAAACAAATCACTGTACATATTTATGTTGAAGATGATGAAACAGGTAATTATAAATATGATGGCGAACATAGACCAGATGATTTATATGAAGAGGAGGAAGAGGATGAATGATAACTCAGAAGGAATGGGAAGAGATATTAATAATGCTAATGAACCAGGGGTTCAAAATAGTAGCACAGGACAGGGCAACGGAAACAATAACCGTAAGGCTCCCACGCGTTTCTTCTACGACCATCCCGCAGTCAAAGACCACGGAAGCGGCATAGCATTACAAGACTTAACATCTTTTATGGAATCCTTCAATGATTATGTTGTTAGTCGTATACGTGGTGTAGGTGCAGACCAATATATGAAATCTACTGGACAATTATTTGAAACTTTTTCTACTACTGAAACTGTTGATGAACTTCTTGCTGAACTTGCAGACACTATTGCATATACAAACTTTATTGCTATCAAAGTGATAGCACTAGCCAATGCAGTTAAGGAAACTAAATGAAACGCATAGTAGTGCTATCAGATATGCAAATCCCCTTGCATAACAAGCCAGCAATTAAAGCAGTAATAAAATTTGTTAAAGACTACCAACCAGATGAACTTTTTTGTGTAGGTGATGAGGCAGATTGTTTAGCACCTGCTCGTTGGTCTAAAGGATATGTTGCAGAACATTCAAACCTTCAAAGAGATTTAGATGAAACTACTTCTATTATGGGTAAGTTTCGTAACGCAATAGGTGACCGTGATTTTCATCTTATGCGTTCAAACCACGGCGATAGAATACAAAGATATATTGAACGTGATGCGCCAGCACTAGCAACACTTAGAGATTTAAAATATGAAAAACTATTAGGCTATCGTGATTTAGGTATCACATACCATAATAAACTATGGGAGTTTGCTCCTGGTTGGGTTATGGGACACGGCGATGAAGGTTCAACCTCACGTTACGCAGCTGGCACAGCAATGGCATTAGCAAAAAAGATTGGTATGTCAGTAGTTTGTGGACACACACATAAACAAGGATTAATACACACTAATACATCATTCAATGGTAAATACACATCAAGTTTATATGGTTTTGAAGTTGGAAACATAATGGATTTAAAACAAGCTACTTACCTCAAGGGTGGTTCGGCGAACTGGCAAAGCGGGTTCGGTTTACTCTACATTAACCGTGGCAAAGTAACACCAATACCAGTACCAATGATAAACAACTCATTCGTTGTAGAAGGTAAAGAATACAAATGGTAGAAGAAGACAAATGGATAACAGACGTAGCAGAAGTAGCAACAACCGTAGCCTACACAATAACACGTAACTACAAAGGATACGCAGAAGTAGATGATGTTAAACAAGAACTACTAGAGTGGTCATTGAAACGTCAAGACAAAATATATGAATGGTTATCACCAGAATTAACAAAACAAGAATACAAAATGGGAATAAAAAAATTAGCCAGAACATTTAATCGTATGGCAGAAAGATATTGCAGTAAAGAGAAAGCAAAAAAATTAGGCTACTCTGTATATGATGAAGCATTCTATTCACCAGGATTAGTAGAAGAACTACTACCACTTGCTTTCAGTGATGATGTGATAACTAAAGACCCAAATTCTGAATATGTTTCTGGTGGTGGTGGAGACCCAGCAACAGCAGGCTCATTCATAGTATCAATATATGATATACGTGAAGCGTTAAAACATTTACAGATAGATGTATACACAATGATACGTTTACATTATGAAGACCAAGAAACATTAGAACAAATAGGTGTATACTTTAACGTAGACAAATCAACTATAAGCCGTAAAATAAACACAGCTATTAAACAAATTAGTAAACATCTTGGTGGCGAATCACCTTGGAATTAAGAATATACACTGGTGGAACATTTGATTTATTTCACGCAGGACACGCACTATTTTTAAAAAAATGCAGCCAACTAGGTAAAGTAACAGTAGCATTAAACACAGACGATTTCATAGAACAATACAAAGGTAAACCTCCTGTATGTAATGACCAAGAACGATACCTTGTGATGAAGTCTTGTAAATATGTTGACGAAGTGATATGGAATAGTGGTGGTACAGATTCTAAACCATCAATACTTAGAACTAAACCAGATATTATTGCTATAGGTAGTGACTGGGCGCGTAAAGATTACTATAAACAAATGATGTTTAACCAAGACTGGTTAGATGTAAATGGAATAAGTTTAATTTACATACCATATACACAAGGAATATCAAGCACACAAATTAAAACAAGAATATGAACATACTTATAGCAACATCACCAGAACGAGAACACTGGCTAACTGATTGTTTAAAATCATTCAAAACAATACCAGTAACAATACGTTCAGATTACGGATTTGAATTAGGTAAAATCAAATGGGCATACGAGAACACAAACTGGGACAGATGGTGGTTCCTACAAGACTCTGTAATAATTAAAGACCCAAAGTTTCTACAAGACGGCTGGGACTTACAAACATCAGTAGCATTATCTAACTGCCCAGTACAATTCGGAATGTATATGGGTATCTATTCACGTAAAACATTAGACAAAATAACAATACCAAGAGCTTCAACTAAAGAAGATTCAATACGTTGGGAAGTTGAATGGCATAATGAATACAAAAACTATGAATCATTTCCCACAATGTTCCCACAATTCTCAGACCATAACGCTAATGGTACAGAAGAAAGACACGGCAGAATAAACCTTGTGCTAGAAAATGAATACCTTATTAAATACAAAGGTACTTGGGCTTAAGATTTCCATTTCTCAAAAAAATATTTTTCATCAACCTTAGTCTGCTCAACAAGTTCCTGATTATCCCTAGTTAATTCGTTGCCGTGAATATGTTTAACCATAGCTGGAACGTGAACAACACCATTATTCTTACGTGCCTGCATATCTAAATCTCTATCGCCATACCACCACACATAATTCTCATCAAGCCTAACATTAGACTTAAGGTCTAATACCCAGCAATATCCACAAACGTGACCAATAAAAGGAAAAGGATAACCAAGTATTGCACCAGTAGCTTTCATAACCTCAGCGATACGGCGCAAAGGATTAGATAAAATCTGCACATCATCATTTAATACGGCAACATATTCTGCGCCACGTTCACGAGCATAATCAATACCAGTATTCCACCACTTCTGTATATTAAACTCACCCTCATATTGCAGATTAATAGCGTTCTCCACATCAGGTAAATTAGGTTGAGTTCTAACAAGAACCCTTTTACTTGGTTCAATATCACACTCATTAAAAATATCTTTCAAGTATTGTGTCCTCGTGCCTGTCGGTATAACAAGCCACAAATCAGAAACCACGTCTAGCACACTCCTCATCTAAATCTTTCCACTTCATACCACGACTAAAATTAGCAGACAACTCGGCAGGCATATTCTCAATCAAAGTCTGATACATACCAAGCCTCTTAATACGCTTACCAAGAATACTATTCTCCTTATTCTCCTCAGCAATCATACCCATATATAGAATACTATAAATCAACTCCAACAATTCCCAATCCTTATGATTAACAGCTAAAGCTTTACAAGTCATAGCCACAATAGGTGAAAACCTTTTAGTAGTCACATCATAGATTAAACAGAAATCATTATAGATATGTTCAGGCTCACCAAGTTTTTGTAGTTCGTCAAAATACCAAGAGTCTAACGGATAGTCTATCGTCCCGTCCCGTCCCTCAACATAGATACACCAATCATCAAACTTGCCACGACCAAAATAAAGTTTAGTACCATTAGATAAAAGAATACTAGTAGTAGCCATTACGTTTCCTAAACTCTAAAGCTTTCTGCCACGACCCATACCTATCCATAACATATTTGTGTGTAGCAATAAGTTGTATCTTAAAATTGTCACTCTTTTCAATACCAACCAAATCCCAAGTCTGGTCAAGTAACTGACCTAAACCATACGCACTAGACTTAGGGTTTTGTGCGTCAGATTTCCAATTAGACTCCAACATTATCAGTTCAAACAATGCCTCAAACTCCTGCTCACTAACCATAGATTGTGCATAAGACTCTGGTGTGTGTTCCTCTATCGTCACGCCTGCCATATTCAAACTACGCAACGGAGAAACATAACCCTCAACCTCAACCTTAGGTTTAGACGGCAACATCAAAACAAAACCGATAGCTGTCACAAGCATACCTAAAACAAACTTTAACTCTAACACGCTTTTCTCCTCCCTGCCCTTATTTCCCAACGCTCACGCTCACTCGTGCCACCCCAAATACCTTTCAACTCCCAATCTTTAATCGCATACTCAAAACATTTCTGTTTCAAAAAACATCTGTTACATATTTTCTTAGCTAAATATCCGTTACTAATATTTGTTTTATCTGGAAAGAATAGTTCTGGGTCTGTTTCGGCGCATAAAGCCCCTGTCCAATCTGGTGTTATTCTTTTTTGTTTCATTAGTTTTCCCCAATACTTGTTGTAGTTTCCATAAGTTAATAGCGTCTTGTCCTAGTTTTATTATATGTTTTGGGGGCTTCATCTCTGCCCCCAAACAAGATAAGCAATAAGAATAAGACCACACATAATATAAAATGTAATCATTTCGTCTCGTCCTTATTACATTTGTTATTGCAAGTGCAATACCAATCCTTACTACATATAGGACAAAGATTATCTGAAGTCGTCATATCCGTCATCAACCTCGTCCTCAACCATAGGGTCAGACCAATTACTAAACACACCAAGTTTAGTATCAACCTCAATAAGCCTATCTTCTGCAATAGACATAGCTTCGTCCTCATCTGTTGCGTCTATCATCATTGTTACTTTTGATGTTACTTTGAAACTCATTTTATCCTCACAATGTTAGGCTTTTCTGGCGCATTATTAGTGTCTGGAATATATGTTAATTCCCGTATCACAAAACGCAACATAGCCTCAAGTCTATCTAATCTATCTTTCGTTTCCTTATCCATTAGTTACCTCATAACTAGCCCTATGAACAAGGTCACTATATTCTTGCGCTGTCCAATCTTGCGCCATTTGTATAGCCTCTTGCTCACTATTTGCGTCCCAAATAGTTTTTATATTTGCAGATACTATAACCTCGTATTTCATTTGTTCTCCTCGTATTCTGTATCGTTCTCTCTAGCGTGCTGTTCAGCTAACTCTTGCTCGCAAAATAAACAATAATCTGCCCAAGACCAGCCGTGACAACTAAACGCATTATCTAATTGACTCATCAGTAAGCCTCACAATCGTGACCATTATCTAATTCGCTAACATCTTGCTCATTATATAAATTAAACACACGCCCACACTCATCACACTTAGCGTTCATAAAACCCTCAATCCGAAATCATCAGACATAGAGTTCATATTTATATCATAACAAGAGCAATACTCGTTACCACAATCATCACAACAAACACCCTCAATATCACCCATTATATTTTTGACATAATGTAAAGCCTCAAGCCAGCCGATAAGCGTATCGTTATCCTCGCGCCTGCCCTCTAACACTATGCCACGAATATCATTAAACTTTGCAGATATTTGTTTATATAATTCTTGACTATTCAAATGTCATCACCACAAATACACCACACCATAGGCGCGTTACAATCATCACAATAATCAACATCAGGGTCAATATAATACTCAACCATAGGGCTAAGATTATATTGCTCATACTCTTGAGCAGGACTAAGATTATTCATTATGCTTTCACCTCGTATTCTCTAATATCCTCTAAAGTATATTCAACTAAATCTTTAGCTAAAGATATAGCCTCGTTAATTTCAAAAGCAACAGAGTCATTAAAATCCCACCACTCTTTATTGTTTTCGTCAAAAAACACAGACTCAAACCACGGATTATTTTCAACAACAATTTCACCCGTATGTATTGCGTCATTTAATTGTTCATCAGTTGTGTATTCTGTTTCTTTAAGTATTGCACCTGTATATCTTAAAGACATATCTTTCCACTCGTAACGCATTTCACCGACACAATATATATTCGCACCATAGCCGTCCTTATGTGTAATTCTTGCTATAAGTGTTGAACCATAACCCGATACATACCAAGCTGGGTCTTGTTGTGTTTCATCATATAAACCCTCGTCTAGTATTTCTAGTTTATAGTTTTCTGGAACAATAATTTTTTTCATTACGCGCCCACTTTCATATCCATAGTGACAATGCCTGTTTCATCAAACTCGTCAATATCCATATCGCACGCGATACGATAAGCCTCGTCTTGACTATTAGCCTCAACTATTGTTTCGTATGTTTCGTTCATATTCAAAACAATTTTATATTGTTTCATTACGCGTTTTCCCTTTCCCTAATAGCCTCAAGTATTTGGTCATAAGCGTGTTCCGAAACTAACAAATCACTATCCCTGTCATACTCGGAAACAACACTAGACCAAACATTATTAGCGATTAAAACATCATCATCACCATTGTCAAATAAATGTTTATTCCAATACACAAAAATAATTTCATCATCAAGACGATTATATTTTTGTAATTGTTTAATCACATCTTTAACTTTCATTTAGCCACCTCAATATCTACATAGTGACGATTAGCGTTAGCCTTATCAAAACTATTATATAATTCTTGCGCCTCGTCCTCACTATTTGCTTCAACAAAATAAATTAAGGTTTCTTTAATCTCGTATAACATTATGCCTTCGCTTCAATAGAATATTCAACAGAGCGAGACAAATCCCACCCATATTCCTCACTAATAATATCCCTAGCGCGCTCAAGTGCTTCCTCTGCACTAAAAGCAGACAAAAAAATTGCTTCCTCACCCAACTTAACTATAATTGTGTAATCATTTTCTTTCATACTATCCCGTCCCTTACTAAATTGTGACTAGCCCTTAGCCACAAAACCTAACCTAATACGCTATCGTCACGCCCGTCAAGCATATTTACATAACAATTTGATAACAATTATTCACACCTATGCCTACGCGCCACACCTAACGCCGACCTATACAACATATTCCCCCAACTAGCTTTACAATAAAATATCCACTCGCACTCTTGACAATAAACAATAAACGGCGCGCTCTCGTCACGCCTACTAATCACTATCCCGTCCCTCAACTTATTCTTACCCACAATATCCCGTCCCTATCTAGTAAGTGAGGCACGCGTTAGGGGGCGCGCGCCTCGTGTCAATAAAGCTTTAAAGATATTCGGCTAAATCGCCGTCCCCAACAATATCCTGTAAATCATCTAAATCAAAATCGCCAGAATAAATCAGCTCGTTAAGTTGTTCCACTATGTCGTCCTTATCCATATACACCCCCTAATTTATCCCTAAAAGTTGCGCCGTCCAAACCACAACATACCCAAACAAACGCACAACAGCTAGCCCGATAAGGGCTAAACTTACGCCTAGCCCTATCGTATAAACTAATTCACCTAAAGGTGTAAGATTTACGCTATCGTTACGCATTAGCTAACGCCTCAACTTTCATAATCGCTAATTCATTGTTAAACATAGCTAACGCCTCGCGCCTAGTGTATCCGTAATACCTACGCACTACACGACAGCCCCTAACAATATCGGACACTACCCAAGCGCCCTCATAGTTGCGTTCAATAAACATTTCTTGCCCTTTCCCTAACTAATCGCCTAACCTTTAAGCGATTAAGAATACCCCCCGACAGCTCAAATCGGGGGGCTATCTTAACGGCTTAAAGCCAGCGTTGGTCTATCGTATAACCCCCGCGATAATCCGCCCCGTAACCATATAAAACAACACTAAGCGAATAAACGACATGAAAACCCATATCCATGCCACACCCACCAACACGTAACACGCGTTGCCCGTTTTTCTCGGTAAGCGTTCCCATGCCTAATTTACCCACCCACCAAGTAATATCCAACACTTGCCCCTCGTGATAAGTCACAACTTTCATTGTGCGAGACATACCAGAAGCAGACACACTCTTCAATATCGTGTAAGCCGTAGGCTTTTCTTGCTTACTAAACACGCTCAAAAGAAAATCCTTAGCCTCTGCGCGTTCGCGTTGCTCTGTTTGTTTCTTAGTTTCTTTAGTTTCTAACATATTCCTATCCTATCCCTAAATGCTACCCAATCGGGTAGTCTAGCCGTTAGTGGCTAGACCAACACCCCCAACACTAACCCATTTGGGGGCTATGGTCAAACAACTAAGCTTTAACAGAATAAAACAAAACCACGCCAAGCATAAAAAACAAAACCCCAACAGCTAGAAAATCCGTCCAAAACATAAACACCCCCCCTATTCCTTGAAACAATTCACAAATTGACACACAAGCTCACCATCACAAACTAATTCACTCATCATTTCTTTAACCTCATCATCAGTCAAATCATAAGAGCTTTTAATCACCCTCTCAATAGTAGAGAGAGCGTGTTTTTTCTTACAATTACCTAATCTAATCTTATCCATAACTACCCCATAAGCTATCTCTGACCTCATCAGTAAGCGCCCTTACGCTTAGACGGGCAAAATGCCCGTTTCGGTCTAATTACTATTCAAAACAATGTAAAGATTAAAACAATCCTCACACGCAAAAGTGTCGGCGTCAATCCTAACATTACCAAGCTCTAAACAATTTGCACAATCCATTTTAAACCCCTAATCTCGAAACAATTTGTTCCATATTCAAAACCTAGCATTAACAACTCAAAAACACAAGCTCATTAAATAACAATATGATAACAATTCAATAACAAAAACAAACACCAAACCTACGCCCCAGTAAGTTACCACTCGGTAAGTTACCCACCCGTAAGTAGCCCCAAACATAGTCGCCCCTATTCGCCGTATAACTAGACTTAGCCGTCTAATATGTTT